TGAGCCTAGTGAAGACGAGGCTGAGGAAGAGTCAGATGACTGATGTAGATGGGTTTGCACGATGGATTTTGGAAAAAATTGGTGCGATTATCCGTTAAACAGTAGTGGTAGTGTGGTTTTATGGTGGAAAAGAGACTAGGAAAAATAGTTTATCAAGCCCCTGAGAAGTCCTACACTAAGGTAAACATTGAAGAGACACCTCACGGCTACAAGATATATCGCCCCGGCGAAGAAAGGCACTTTACAGTAATTCCAATGTCAGCAGTTAGGCAAATAATATATGATAGGTGAGAAAAATGAGCGAAAATAATACAACAGTAGGAGATTGCGTAGCAGACTGCGTAGAAGCAGCAACGTCTAGTATCTTTGACGACATTGAAGTAGTTTTAGTAGCCGGTGGTGCTCTGCTAGGTTTAGCGGCGTGGGGATATAAAAAATATAAAATGATGATGGCAGATGGGGAAATAACTCTGGATGAGTTAATGGATGCCGCCAGAGAAGGAAAGGATAAACTAGAAGAGGCAGAGGAGCAAATCGCTGTCATCGAAAAGGTTTACTCTGAGTACAAAGTTTCCGAGTTAAAGGAGTTGCTTAAGGAAAAAGGTCTATCAGTTAGTGGTGTAAAATCCGAGTTAATAGCAAGACTTGAGGAAGCCGAATGAGCGAAGAAGTTTTAGGAGTAAAACTAGAAGGCCTTGAACAAACCGTTGAACGTCACGATAGAGTGATTGAGCAGTTAGTTCAATCTCAGATGGATATGAAGACTGGTCTTACTAAGGTTGCTACAGAATTAGAAGTAACTAATGGACTTATAGCCTCTTATATGGCTAATATGCAAAAGGTAATTTTTGCTTTAATTGCTATAGTAGCAGGTGCTATGGGAGTTTCCTCGCAGATGTGAGATGATGGGAAAGATGGCTACTGCTTGGTTTAGATGGGTAGAAGCAAAACTTTCTCGTATAGAACGCGAAAAAGACAACCTTGAAGAATCACTTGCTACCTTAAAAAGACAGCAGAAGCGTATGCTTTATCTGATAATGGGAGTGTTAGGAATATATGGTATCTTATTGTTCACAGTCTGATGTTGGTGTTAGGTTAGGTCTTAACAACGCCCAAAGAACCCAAGCGTCTAGTAAGTTAGATTTAGCAATACGCAGGGCTTCTATAGAAGTAGACCAAGAGTTTAGAGACTATGGTAGAGATGCTCCCTCAAGGGAGGTAGCAGAAACGACGTTAGACGGCGCCATTTCTGCCGGTGCTACCACCCTAGTGCTGACCTCGGGAACGGCCTTCAGCAGCGCTGGTGAGGGTAATATAGACGGTGACTCATTCAAGTGGACAGGAAAAAGCACTCATACCCTTAGTGGTGTTACTGGTGTTTCTGCTGACCACGCCGATAACGTAACAGTCCAAGAAGGAGAGATGGCACACGTTCTTAGAGAAATATGTGCTGATTTAGCGGCTGCATTTTATATGGAGGATGAAGGTGGTACTATACTAAGTGAAAAAGGTGGTGCAGTTTTGAGAGAAAGAGGTACTTTGAATCTTAAAAGACTAGCCCATTTGGGAACGGTTAATTAGGTGGTTGTATGGCTTTCGACCAATCATCAGCAGGGCGCACACTTAAATTAAATGTTAAGAGAATGCTCAAAGACTTTGAGAAAGAGCAGAAGATAGAAGTCGAAAAGATACTTTCGGAGATAGGTCAGGAAGAGGCAAAAAATATGAGAAGCAGACTACAGCGTATTCGCGCAGATGGAACTCCCAGAGTAGGTGGTATCGGCGCTAAGGTTGCAAGTACGGTGGCTTCTAGAATGCACGAAGCAAACGGAGATTACAAACAACTAGAGATAGGGTCGATAAAAGGTAGGGCTATAGGCAGTAGGGGTGCTGACCTAGCAGTAATACTAGCAGAAGGAAAAGCCGAGGGTTCTCCAATAAAAGACCCGCCGGGAGAAAGACCGTCTTGGTTTTTTGGTAATAGCCCAAACACAGGTAAGACGTTTAATTTTCCTGTCAAGGCACCCAAACCCGGATATATATCCCCAGCCAAAGACCCTGAGCCTGAATTTATTGAGAAGGGAATGGAGAATATCGAAAGAAAGGTAAGAGAAAGAGTCATGGAAGGCATAGAGCAAGGTTGGTCGAACACGGCTAGGAATATAGAAAGAAAGAGTGGTTTCAAGGACTTCCAGCAGTATATCAGTAAGATAAGGACTAGGTAATATGGCTATAGCAACTAAGAATCAATATTGGAATGCTAGGATGACTGGCTTAAACCCAGCGTCGCCCGGTGGAAATAGTAACGATAGTTGGTCAGGTAGCGGTGGGTCTGCTGTTGATGGCTCTTGGGTTATCACTAACGGTACTTGGTCTATAACTCCTGATGCAGATGATAATTCTTTGACCTTGCTTGCTTGTTTTACTTTTGCTACTGCCCCAGATAACGACGCAGTTATTTTAACTCTTGCAAATGGCTCACATAAAATAGAAGTTAAATCAACAGGTACTATGACAGGGCTAAAAGTAGTAGGGGCTACTACTGTTAATTTTACTGATTTAGATTTGGGAGTTAGTGAGAATGACTCAGTACCTATTATGCTCAGGCTAACTCTAGATTCTACTGGTGCGGCAAAATGCTATAGGTATGAGATTATAGAAAATGATGACGCAGTTGATGATTTCATTTCTCTGACTGCTGCCTCTAGCGGAACTAATACAGTATCTTGGGGAAATACTAGCGGTAATGTGAAGTGGCATAGCGTCTATTACAGTAGGTTTGGTGCTTTTGACCCTAGAGAGTTAATGGGTGCAGACTTTGCACAGGATATCCACGTTAGGATGGCTCTGGGCATAGTAGACCACCTACAGAAGAGTAACAAGCCTTTCCTAAAAACGCAAGTAAACGATGCTAACATAGTATATGCCTATGATTTATCTGCTTCTAATGTTAGAAAACTAGGCACGCCATTTGTCCATGTCTACTTAGAGAATATCTCTTCGCCAGAATTTGATGCTTTGTCTGGGTCGTCTGTGCAGCAAATGTATTCTGTCGATATATTTGTAACTACTAAGGGAACTAATTATGAGAATGCCTATATGAGTGGTTTAAATATCATGGGTGAGATATTCGATGAACTCTATACTTCGACAGGCTTAAATGGCACTACTGACAGTCTAGATAGTCACGAAGCCACACTAGATACTAGAGTAGATGATGATGATATTATCTGCACACACAGATTAACCCTCACATATAGGCGCAGAATAAAGATGACCCGTCGGTAATACTTATAGCACACTTGGGCCGTAAACGTGACATATAGAGGTATCCTCATGGGTGTAGACTGGACAAATCGTTATGTTGCAATAGAAAAAGAAGCCGCTTACGGCGTAGAAAATGGAATAGTTACGAGCATTGCTCAATTGGCTGGTGGCTCTGGATATCTTGATGGTGGTACGGGTACAGGCACTTGGACTGCTGGTACTAAGGATTCACTCGTAAAGGGCGGATACGGCGCTACAGGTACAATTGTCATAACATCTGGTGCTCTCTCAGCACCCACAATAACTAATCATGGACAAGGCTACACAAGCGCTCTTGTGACGGGAGACATAACCCTAGACAGCGCTACTGCAAGCGGAGGTTCTAGTGGAACTTTTACTGTAGGGACAAGGCAACCCAGCAAGGGAGTTACCTACGGAGAAGTAGATGACGAATCCATGAAGCAGACCTTTGAGTTGCTTACTCGCGCTGACATGAGCCGACAGGTTGCATCAAAGGCAGTCACAAGCACACAGTACGGTGAGGGTACCATAAACCTAGCAGTACAGCCTGATGACTTCATGGGTAAGATACTATACGCTTTCCTTCCAGCAACAGACGAAGGCGCTGCATTTGCTGACCACGTTAAGATGACTAACAGGGGCGGAGTCTACACAGCCGCAGGTACTTTCAGCGTTCCTCTTGCTTCTAACTTCGGTACAGAGAATGCAGAGTTAGTCTGCAAGGTTGAGTTAGTATCAACAGGAATTAGTGCCTCTGCTACAGTAGGCGCAAGCAGTAGCGCAGCATTTAATGCTGCTGGTATTACTACTGTTAGGAGTCTAACAGGCGCTTCAAAGTATCATAACTATCTTTCAAGCAACGGTACAGCCGCAGAAGCCGCAGTTTCTAACAAAGACCTTCTAAATGACAATGATAGGCTTTACAATTCTGCCGGAACTTTCTTGGGAATTGTTACAGACGAGAGTAACACACAACTAACTATAGGTGCCACACCCGCTATAGAAATAGCAGACGGTACTGAGTTCTTTTCCTACAGAGTAACACAGGCTTACATAGTAAACCCCGGAGTAGGTTACTCTGGTATTCCTACTGCATCCTTCGCAGGTGCGACAGGTGCAGCAATAGGTGGACTTACTACTGGTGGAA